CCAAAAAGACTTCTACTGTGACGCCCGATGGCAGTAACAATCGACGCAACAGCGGGCGGCGCAAGCGCCAACAGCTACCTGACGCTAAGTGACGCTCAGGACATTGTTGATGGCATGGTCGAGGATGCAGATGTGACCGCTTGGGCCTCTGCTACCACTGACCAAAAGAACAGGGCTCTATACACCGCAACACAGCGGCTAGACCGCGAAAGATTTATTGGAGCCAGGGCAACCAACACGCAGGCACTGCAATGGCCGCGTACTGGTGTCAGGCGGCCAGATACCTATATAAATTCTTACGCAACGGGGTTTCCGTTTCGCATTTCTGAGGATTACTTCTCGGAGACTGAAATTCCTGATCAGGTCAAACGTGCTCAGGTTGTCCTTGCTGTCTACCTGAACAACAACAAAGACGGCATTGGGCTGAGCGGACTTGAGGACTTCAAGAGCGTCCAGCTGGGCAGCCTGAATGTCACTCCTGACAAGACTGGTGCTGTTGGCGCTGATCGTGTCCCGCCGTTGCTTGAACGCTATCTGACGGGGCTTAGAATTAGTGGACCAGGCAACATTGCTATCAAACGGAGCTGACCATGTACGGAGACCTAAAAGGCGGCTTCGAGTTCATCTCAGACACTGCCGAACACACTGGTCGCTTCTGCTTGATTTACTTCAAGGAAGACACCGTGATCAGTGCGATCACTGTGCAAAACGCAACCGGGAATAGCCTGGCTGGTGAGACCTTTGTGGCTGACACCAAGCTGTCAGGCATCATTACGAGCATCACGCTGACCAGCGGTGCCTGCCTTGCTTATCGCGTCTGATGGCACTTGCTGACTCGCTGAGGAAAGTAGCCAGCAAAGTCATCACCAAGTTTGGCGGTGACGTGACGGTTCGGTTTGTCACTGCCGGGTCATACAACACGACCACGGGTGTTATCAGTCAGAGCAACTCCGACACGGACGTGAAAGGCGTGTTGGAGGATGTGGCACTGCGAGAGGTTAACGGCTTAATTCAAGCCGGAGACAAACGGCTAACGGTGGCGGCCAGTGATTTGACCACAGCCCCTGAGACCAAGGACGTGGTGCTGATCAACAGCGTGGTTCATCAGATCATCGCTGTGCAGACCACTGAGCAGGACAACACGGCGATCACTCATGAGCTGATCTTGAGGGCCTAGCCATGACGCGCAAAATTAAGATCACACAGATTGCTGACCACATGGGGACTGAGGTTCAGCAGTTGGTGGTCGCGACGACGCTTGAGTGGGAGCGACGAGTCAAAGAAAAGACCCCTGTCAGAACAGGCAACCTTGTGAATGGCTGGCAACACACGATCGAGCCATTTTTGGGCGAGATAACCAATCCTGTCGAATATGCAGAGCCGGTTTGCTTTGGCAATAACTTGCCCTCGTCTTGGGGCGGCGTGCCTAGGTCAAGCCCGCCGCCAGGTTTCCCTGAGTTGATTGGAAAAGAGCTTGAGGCGTGGTCCAAGACCCAATATCGTCGGATTGTCGCTAAAGACTGATGGCCGCAGCAGATCTCAACACCATCAGATCGACCATTGAAGGTCGATTGGCGACGGAGCTTGCAAACAGCCCTGCGCTGCCGGTGGTGTTTTACAACATGGCGTATGAGCCAACGCCAAACTCATCGTGGGTACAGTGTCTGACTTCTTTTGGTGCTGGTGAATACCTGGGCCAGGGTCTAACCAGCAACTCCCAGAACAGGATTGTCGGTCTTGTCTTGATCAACATTTTCACGCCGCAAGGTGCTGGGCCTGGCGCAAATTATGTGATTGGTAAGCGTGTCCGTGACCTTTACAATAGGGTGATCGTGTCGGGGGTTTTCTTCGACGCTGCAACAGGTCCAGAGGCACTGGCTTCACCAGCTCCCGAGGGCTATTTTCAAACTCAGGTCCGTGTGACCTTTGAATCTATCGAGGAACTCTGACCATGGCCGTCCTTCGCGGAGAACAAGGCGCAGTCCAATTTGACGCCGCTGGCTCAAGCAACGCCACCATCGTTGGCACTCGCAGCTGGAGCCTTTCAACCACCAAGGAAACTTTGGATGTCTCTAAGCACGGGGACACCTTCCGCAGTTTCGTTGGCAGCATGATCAGCGGCACTGGCACCGTCGAGTTGGTTTACGACCCTGACGCCACCGGCCAGGCTGCTTTTCTTGAAGACGTTCTGACGACTGCAGATCCTGCGGACGCCACGTTTGAACTGTTCACCACCGGTACATCTGCTGGCACTGATTCTGTGAGTTTCGCTGGAATCATCACCGACATGGAGATCACTTCCACCGTCGGTGAGATTGATATTGTCACCTGCAACTTCATCACCAGCGGCACCATCACCGGCAACCTTCAGTGATGAGGCTATAGTTTGAGCGATAAATGTATCGCTTAAATGCCTGCTCAATCTCGAACTGTTGACCTGCTGGTTGGGGCGTTTGACCTCAACCAGCGTCGCAAGTTTGAAATGAAGAACGCAGACGGCGAAAAAATCGTTGATCTGTACTTCAAGCCCATCACCCGCGCAGACCGCAAGAAAGCACAGCAGTTGGCTGGCACTGATGAGGCGCTGGACATCAGCACCAACATGCTTTGCCAAATGGCTGAGCTTGAGGATGGCACTAAGGCGTTTGCCGCTGCTGATGCTGCCAAGCTGCAGCGACAGCTGCCTGAGAATGTGCTGAATGAGATCGAGCTGTTCTTGTTTGGCCTTGGCGAAGACGCTGATCTTGATGACGCAAAAAACGACTGAAGCAGGACAGCTGGACTTACTTTGAGTTCTTCCTGGCCTGCGAATTAGGGATGACAGTGAGCAGGCTTCGCACGGAATTAACCGATGCGGAGCTTGTTCACTTTGCTGCGTTCTATGAGGTGAAAGCCGAGAACGAGGAAAGGGCAATGGAGCGCGCGAAACGTCAGCGGCGGTAGACTTCGACTATTGCCGTTGAGTTGTCGTGGCTGAATCCAACGTCAAGCTCAGGGTAGACGCGCGTGATGCAGTCAACGCGCTGAATCAGACGAACAATGCCAGCAAGCAGCTAAACCAAACGCTCAACACGACGAGCAAGCGAGCTGGCACCGCAACAGCAAATATCCAGCGGTTTGGTATTAGCTTCCGCAGTGTTGTCGGCCCGATGGTGGCGCTGACTGGCGCGCTGACTCTTGCCAATCGCTCGCTGGCTGCTTTTGGGAAGAGAGAGGCTGACTTAAAGGTCCTGTCGTCTCAGCTAGAGCGTATCGGTGCTGGCGGTTCAAAGCAGCTTGAGCGGTTAAATGCAGCAGCTGATGAGTTAGGTGATGCGACCTTATTCTCTCAGGATGACTTTATCCAGTCGTTCAACATCCTGACTTCATTCCGTGCGATTGGTGTTCAGTCGTTCACAGACGTTGCTGAAGTTGCCGCTGATGTTGCTCAAGTAATGAGCACAGATGTCAAGAGTGCAACCGTCCAGCTCGCCAAGGCGCTTGAAGATCCAAAACGTGGCTTGACTGCACTGAGCCGTTCAGGCATCACGTTTAACGAGGCGCAGACGGAGACCATCAAAAAGCTGGTGGACTCTGGAAAGCTGCTAGACGCTCAGGCTTTAATTCTTGACACTATTAAAGGCCAGTATGACGGCGCTGCGAGAGCAGCTGGCAAGGGCTTCGCTGGCGCACTCGATCTGCTTACTGAAAATGCTGGCGACGCTGCTGTGGCGCTCGGCAAAGGAATAGAGCCAGCAGCTACAGCTGCAGCCAATGCTCTCGCTGCGGTGTTTAGGCAGATAAGCAAGATTCCAGCTCCTGCAGGTCAAGCCGCGCTGCAGATTGGCTTGATTACAACTGCAGTTATTGCTCTTAAAAAAGCCGTTGATGCGTTTATCGCCACGAAGCTGGCTGGCGTCATAGGTGCGCAGATTGCCATGTATAAGGCGTTTGGTGCTCAGATTTATCTGACTGCAGCAGCGCAAGGTGCATTGAACACAGCGTTAGGCATAGGCAAGGCATTGATGATTGGCTTGCCATTCCTTGCTGTTGCTGGTGGCATTGTCGGGATTGCTGATGCCTTGCGTCAAGCGATTACGGGACAAAGCGATTTCAACAAGCTTCTTAAAGACGGAACGCTTGAGATGCTTGAGAACGAGCTTGCCACTAAAAAAGCAAGCCTTGCCCTTCAAGAGCGCATGATGCTGCAAGGGCGCGGTGAGGGTCGTGCGGCTGACACTTCGCGCTTAGCACGTTTACAAAGTGAAATCGCAGAGCTTGAAGCCGCGTTATCAAAAAAACGAGCTGAAAAGTCAAAGCCAACAACCGGGTTAGGTGGCGATGGCGGTGGCGTCAGCGATCCCGTCAAAGACATGTCTCAACGATTGGCTGCCCTTAACAGTCAATTAAGAGCCGCACAGGAAGCCGAGCAGCAACGCTTAGCGGCAACCTTGAAACTCATGATTGAGAAGCAGAAAATATCTGAGAGCAACTTGGGGCCTGTTGCGAGAGAGAACGAACTTCAGCAGGCGATACATGATTTCAGGCAAGAGATCTTTGGGATCGATAAGGAGATTGCAGATCAGCGCGAAAAAGATATACAGAGAGCAGTTGAAGGCTTTGAAGCCCAGATAGCGTATCAGGATGAGCTAAGTCAAGCGATTGCAAATCAAAAGACTCAGTACGATGAGCTGAACGACACGCTCCGCAACGGAATTGTTAATGGAATTTTGGCCGCAGTAGAAGGTTCTAAATCGCTGTCTGAGGCTCTTGTTGGCGTTTTGAAGCGGATGGCAATGCTGATTCTTCAGCAGCAACTATTGAACGCTTTGCAGGGGTTCAACCCGTTTCGATCAACTGCTGGCCCTGGCGGATATAAAATTCCATTTGGTGCAATACCAAAGTTTGCCAATGGTGGTCGCCCACCTGTTGGTCGTCCGTCAATCGTTGGAGAACGTGGTCCTGAGCTGTTTGTTCCTGATCGTGCCGGAACGATTGTTCCAAACGGTGCAATGGGCGGGGCTAACGTAACCGTAAACGTGGATGCTTCTGGCTCATCTGTTGAAGGCGACTCAGATCAAGCATCAAGACTTGGTGCAATGCTTGGCGTTGCAGTGCAGGCTGAGTTGATCAAGCAAAAACGTCCTGGCGGTTTACTTGCAAGCTGATGGCTACTTTCCCTTCAATCACACCGACGTATGGGCTGCAAAAGAGCAGCGCACCAAACGTTCGCAAGGTGCAGTTCGGTGACGGCTACGAAGCTAGGCTGACGTATGGCCTCAATCAAAACCCCAAGATTTTTAATCTGACGTTTGAGGTGTCGGAGGCTGATGCCGACACGATCGAAACGTTCTTGGATGCACGGGCAGTTGACAACGCAAGCTTTGATTTCACGCCACCTGGTGAAAACAGTGCGTCTAAGTTCGTCTGCGAGGAGTGGACCAAGTCGATTCCGTACTTGAATCGCGCCACAATTCTGGCAACGTTCCGTCAAGTCTTTGAACCGTAATGGCAGTAGCAGCTTGGGCCGCTAGCACCGCGTTTTCCGTTGGGGACATCCGACGAGCTACGACAAATCAAGCGTCTGGCTTGTTTTTCCGGTGTACGACTGCTGGCACGTCGGCATCATCTGAACCCAGCTGGCCGACAGATATTGGCAGCACGATCACAGACAACACCTGTGTTTGGACGGCGATCGCTTCTGCGTATGCAGAGCTGTCGCAGCTAAGCCCCAGTGCAATTATCGAATTGTTTGAGGTGAGGTTGGATTCAGCACTGCACGGCAGCAGTGACATTTACCGATTCCACGCAGGGTCAAACGAAAAGGTCGATAGCAACATTGTTTTCAATGGGCAGACCTATACACGGCTACCGGTCAAAGCAGAAGGCTTTGAGTACACAAACACTGGTACGCTGCCTCGTCCCACACTGACGATCAGTAACCTTGATGGCACGATTACCACATTGTTGCTACTGGTTAATGCAACTACTGCAGGCAATGATCTTGGTGGAGCGGAAGTTCGCCGGATCCGAACGCTCAGAAAGTTTTTGGATGCCGCTAATTTTGTAACACCAAACTTTTTGATCACCCAAGGCGGGAATCAACTGGTGACGCAATCTGGAGACAACATCCTGACTATTTCGGGTTTTGCTCCTTCAGCCGATCCAAACGCCAAGTTCCCTGATGAACGCTGGTTTATCGACCGGAAGGCTAATGAGTCTCGGGATAGTGTGACCTTTGAGCTAGCTAGCAAGTTTGACCTTGCGGGCCAGAAGCTGCCAAAACGTCAGATCGTCGCGAACGTCTGTCAATGGGTTTATAGAAGCAGTGAGTGCAGTTACACCGGCAGCAACTACTTCGACGTGAACGGCAACACTGTTGACACCTTGGCTGCGGATGTATGTGGCAAGCGGGTTGAAAGTTGCAGGCTGCGATTCGGCAACAACGGTGACCTTCCGTTTGGATCGTTCCCTGGAGCTGGACTGACGCAATGATGAAGCTGACAGCAACGATGCAGGCTGAGATTCTTCAGCAGGCAAAAGATGAGTTCCCGCGTGAAAGCTGTGGTTTGATTGCCGTTGTCAAAGGGCGTCGGCGTTACTTCCCGTGCCGGAATATTGCTGAAGCCCCTGGCGAACACTTTGTTCTTGACGGCTGGAACGAAGTAGAGGACAAGGGTGAGGTGATAGCTGTTGTCCACAGCCATCCGAAGACCAACCCCGCTCCATCACCAGCTGATCGTGTGGCGTGCGAAAAGTCCGGTTTGCCATGGTTCATTGTCAACCCAAAAACTGAAGGCTGGGGCTACTGCGAGCCAGAGGGCTTCGAGCTTCCGTATGTGGGACGTGAGTTCGTGTTTGGCGTGGTGGACTGCTACACCCTTGTGCGGGACTGGTACGCAAGGGAATACGGCATTCAGCTACGGGATTATGACCGTCGAGACAAGTTTTGGGATCGCGGCGAGAACTTGTATCTAGACAACTTTGCTGCGGAGGGGTTTCAAAAGATTCCGGTTGAGGAAGTGCAGCGCGGTGACTTGATTTTGATGAATCTGGTTTCACCGTTGCCGAACCATGCAGCGATCTATATGGGTGATCAGCAGGTGCTGCATCATGTGCAGGGAAGGCTTTCCAGCAG